AGGCTTTTAAGCCTTATTACTTCAGATGTAATCGCGAACCGAGTGCTCGAAGGGGAAACGGCATGCATCTCAAATTTCTGAAATACGAAGAAATAATCTTCAAACCGGGAAATCCGTTCGAGCTCGTGCATCAGCTTGTTGGTATCGCCAGAAACCTCAAAACACAGGGAGCTGATCTCTTCATGAATCGGGTGATCATAGAGACGGTAGAGCCGCTCCAACTTCTCGTAAAGGGCCCTGATCTTCGGGCGAAGCTCCGGGTTGGGGTTCAGAAGTCTTGGTTGCGGCAGGGCTTTCGGTTCCGGGGTTGGGAGGGCTTTGCGCTTCGGCTTCGGTGGCTTGACCGCTTTCTGGGGTGGTCCCTGGGCCGCCTCTCTCGCCCGGCGCTCGCATTCAATGAAGTAGCGACGGACCTGGCGGCCTTTCTCGGTCTTTTCGACCATGGCAAGTTCTTTAGCCATGTCGAGCGTTGTCGTGTAGTCGAGCGTGGGGCGACCACCGGAGGGGTTTTCCCCCGAATTGGTGAAAACTATAAAATCAGTTCCGCCTATAAAACCATACTCTTTAATTCGGCCTTTTATCCAACTAGAAAAGTCGCGCTTAACCCCGAGGAAAGCGTGAAGGTTACGGGCATCACAGGTAAGTGTTGGCTGATTGTTGACTGTGGATGTGGAGATGGGGATGAGATCGGCGGAATGGTCAGTCATGAGGATACTCCTATTGGCCTTTTCAGGGCCTGTTTAGGCAACCTCCACTATGAAGATTGCCGGGTGCTGAAAACAGCAATAGGAGCTGCGGACTATTTCCCCGAAGGTTTTTTATTTCGCCCACACCCGGCAACAAAGACACAATTAACCCAAGTTTCCTGCTCCACAGGGAAAAAGGGCAAAAAGATAGCCAATGCTATCGGGTTGGCGTATCCGCCTATTGGTGTTTTCAGCACCGTTACGGATACGTTAACCCTGCCCTCGACTTTTTGTCAAGCGGAAAAACGGCACTGGAATGTGAGCGTGCATGGTTAAGAGATGAGTAGGCCCAGAAGAAAAATTAAAACTGTGCCGATTGCAATGCCGGCGACAATAGAAAGAGCGACCTTAAGACAGCCTGCTTTCTTCTTTGCAGGCTTATCGTTTGAACCAAGATCAACACTGAATTTAATACTTATATCATATGGCGACCCATCCATGACAAAGGGGCCTTCAAAGTTGTCCAGGTTGTAATTCGGACAGAGATAAGCAAACCTTATTTTGGCGTAGTGGTCAAATTGCTCTTTAAAGGAAGCCGGTAACCGGTCAGAAAAACGGGCAAAGGCGGCAGTACAAAGGCATGGGGTCATAAATGAAACTGTTTGGTCTTTTTTTGCGGTCTTCGATAGCTGATTTTGGAAATGATAATAATAGTTTTCTTTTAAGCAATAGGTTCTCTGAGGGTCTTCATGTTCAAAAGATTGCAGGTAGCACCGCATCCACTGTGATGCGTGGTCTTTATTATCAATCAGTTTCCCATGAATAAACAGATAGGCGCTTTTCCATGAATAGGCTTCATGCAGCACCTTGCACAATTGGACTATCGAGTTGTTGTCAGAATTGAAAATGGCCAGGTAGTTTTTCCCTTCCTCCAAACATGTGGCCCCCTGGCAAAAATTCCAGACCATGGGCCATTTTTTAGAGCGAGGATGAGTGAAAACTAATATAGCAAAAGCGTCTTCACAAATCTGAGGCAGAAAAGACGCAGGTAAATCAATTGGCATAGGTAGATTGTCTTCGGTCATATTAATCCTCCTATAGCGTTAATTATTTGGGAGCATAGCACGGCTAAGGCAAAAGGCGCAACTTTATGAGATGGATTATCGTGGCCTCGAATAACAAAACAGGCGAAAAATCGTGATTTTACGGGGCTGGAAAGAAATATGCCAGGCGGCCGGCGGCATGAGCGCCAAGTCCGCCCGGTGGCTGGTGCGCCATGAGGGCATGCCGGTTATTTTTCTGGCTGGCAGCCCCATGACCACCTCAGACGCCCTGGTCGCCTGGCTGGAAAAACGCTGTCAGGGGTCCATTGACAAATCCGGGTTAAAGTCATAACATACAAATAAGCTGGGAGTGCGGATAATTATATATATAATATTTTATGGTTGACTTTTCAGTTTTGAAGCGATATATAATATATAAATCATCTCTAGGGGACTATCATTCGCAAGGATGGGTTGCCTAGACCCCCCGGCCTTAGCGCCGGGGTTTTTTTTAAGGGCAATTTATTATGAGAACCACTTTCTTGATTGATGGATTTAATTTTTACCACTCGGTCAAGAAGCTGTCACCAAGATACAAGTGGATCGATTATCATGCGTATTGCTCTCACTTCCTCGTTAAAAATGACACTTTGCAGGATATATTTTACTTTACTGCCAAAGCCTTTTGGCGTCCTCATTCCATGTATCGGCATGAGATATTTATCGAGGCGACTCAAAGCCGGGGCGTTAAAATAGTCTATGGCAAATTTAAAGAGAAAGATTTGTATTGTCCCAGCGACTATAAATGTGACCCTTCTGGCTGCACCGGGTGCCCTCAGCAATTTAAGAGGCATGAAGAAAAGGCCACGGATGTAAATATCGCTCTTTATTCCTACCATCTGGCTCACAAAGATGCTTATGATAAAATTATTATCGTTTCTGGTGATACAGATTTAGTGCCGGCCATTGAGATGGTTCGCCAAGAGTTCCCCCATAAAATTGTCGGAGTGCTTTACCCTTTAGGACGAGCAAACAACGAACTGCGGCAAGTGGCTAATTTTGTTAGCAAAACTAAAATGAAACATCTGGACGCATTCCAACTGCCCGACCAAGTTCAACTCCCTGATAAATTATTATATCGACCTCACGAATGGACTTGAATCTGTCCGCTTGATCCCCTTACAACCCGGCTTTGGTCGGGTTTTTTTGTGCCTGCTTTCCGAAAATCCGAACTTTCAAAAAACATGTCAAGAGCATAGTTGGTCCTTTTGGAGGCATATGAGGGCCTACGGAGGCATATGAGGGCCTGCGGAGGACCGGCCGATTTCGATGCTATGCTCATCCCAGAACGGAACAGCATGGCATTTCATTTTTTAGGCTTGATATGAAACTGAACGCCAAACAAAAAGCTTTCGCTGAACATTACGCCGGCAACGCCACTGAGGCGGCGATCAAGGCCGGGTATTCCCCAAAATCGGCGGATGTTACCGGGGCGAGGTTGCTAGGAAATGTTAGGGTCCAAACGGCCATTAAAGCCAGGGAAAATACAGAGTCCCGCCTTCGCATCGCCAGCCGGCAACAGCGGCAGGAGTTTTGGACCAAGACCATGGAAAACCGCAGAGTCAGCATGAAAGACCGGCTGAAAGCATCGGAATTGCTGGGCAAATCCGAAGGTGACTTTTTGGAGCGCCACGACCACACTTCCAGCGACGGCAGCATGACCCCGGCCCCGGCTATTGATCTCACCCACCTGACCGCAGACGAGTTGACCGGTCTGGCCAAGACGGTTTTTGGAGGCAAGCCCGAATGAAATTGAGCCCGGCGGANATATCAGCCTGTAACCGTGACGTCCTGGCGGCGGCCATGAGGATGGGCCTCGCCCGGGCTTGCCTGATCGGCTTTGTGCTGTATACCGCTCCCAACTATCAAGCCGGGTGGGTTCATGAAGAGATATGCCGGGAATTGGACGATTTTTTAGAGTCGGTGGCGGCCGGGCGGTCCCCGCGCCTGATGATCACCGTCCCCCCTCGCCACGGCAAATCGGAATTAGCCTCCCGGCGGTTCCCGGCCTATGTTTTCGGCCGTTACCCGGACATGAGCATCATCAGCACCAGCTACGGAGCTGACCTGTCCAGCCGCATGAACCGCGATATCCAACGCATAATGGACGGCGATGATTATCGAGTTTTATTCCCTGATACCGCGCTTTCCGGCAAGAACATCCGCACCGTGGCCGCCGGTAACTATCTCCGCAACTCGGATATTTTTGAGGTCGTGGGACACGCCGGCAGTTACCGCAGCGCGGGCGTTGGCGGGGGCATCACCGGCATGGGCGGCAATATTCTAATTATTGACGACCCCATCAAAGACCGGGCTGAAGCCGACAGCCCGACCATCCGAGAAAAAGTCTGGGACTGGTACACCTCGACCCTCTACACTCGGCTGGCCCCTGGTGGGGGTATTCTGCTGATTCAGACCCGTTGGCACATGGATGACCTGGCCGGCCGGCTTCTGGAAGCGGCCAGGGCTGATGAGGGCGACCAGTGGCGCGTGGTTAACTTTCCGGCCATCGCCGAATCAGATGAGCCGCACCGCAAGGCGGGGGAAGCCCTGCACCCGGAAAGATATTCTCTGGAGCAATTGCACAAGTATAAAGCCGCCCTGGGCTCCCGCGATTGGGAGGCCCTGTATCAGCAGCACCCGACCCCCGACGGCGGGGCCATCTTCCGCAAGGAATGGCTCCGATTCTGGACCCCGGCCGATCTTCCGGCCAGGTTCGACAAGACGCTCATCTCCTGGGACATGACCTTCAAAGACGGCGACGATACGGACTTTGTCGTCGGCCAGGTCTGGGGCCGGGCCGGGGGGCGTTTTTTTCTGCTCGACCAGGTGCGCGGGCGGATGGATTTTGTGGCCACTGTTGCGGCTTTTTTGGCTCTGACTGAAAAATGGCCACGGGCCCTGGAAAAGCTGGTGGAAGATAAAGCCAACGGCCCGGCGGTCATCAGCAGCTTGAAATCACGCATTTCCGGCATCATTCCCATAAACCCGGACGGCTCAAAAACCGCCCGTGCCCACGCGGTGACGCCGCTTTTTGAGGCCGGGAATGTCTTTATCCCGCACCCGCAGGCCTGCGGATGGGCCGCCGATTATGCGGCCGAGCTTTTGCAGTTCCCGGCCGCCGCCCACGACGACCAGGTCGATGCCACGACGCAGGCCTTAAGGCGGTTCGCGGGGTCGCCAACCCTGTATGTGCATCCGTCAAATATTTCCGGGCGCGCCCGCCGGAGGTATTCCGCATGACCCGCAAGCGCAAGCGTCAACCTCAAACGGCAGGGCCCGAAGCCGCCATGATCTCCCAAGCCCCGCGCAAGGGCCTCAGGCCCATTGCGGCGACGGAGTTCGCCCATGATTCGGCCATGCCCACGCCTGATCAAATCCGCCAATGGTTTGGCCCGGCCAGGACCTTGGGACTCCCGGCCGGGAACCCCGACCAGGTTCACCTGGCGATGGACTCCATGTTGGATGATTCGGGCTTTTACGGCCTCATCCAACATGCCTTTCAATTGGGCCAGCCGCCTCAGGGCAATGGGTTCATTGGCTATTCGGCGCTTTCAAGCCTCAAGCAAAACGGCCTCGTATCCGCCTGCGTTGAAACAGTCGTTGACGATATGACGCGTAAATGGATAGAGATTGAGCGCAGTGGCCAGAAAGAAGCCGAGGCCGATGAAGCGGGGCCTGACGTCATACCTGAAATCACCGAAGCGGCTACAAAAAATATCAAGCTTCGCAAGGTTTTCCACCAGGCCGCGATTTGCAATGGCTATTTCGGGGGCTGCCTGATCTTTATCGACACCGGGGCCACTGATGCGGAAACGCTGAAAAATCCGTTGGATATCAGCGACAAATCGGGCGAGATCGGGCGCGGGAAGCTTCAGGGCTTCACGGTGATCGAGCCGGTCAATGTTTTTCCTGGAAGCTACAACAGCACCGCCCCGCTCCGTCAGGATTATTTTGAGCCGAAATCATGGTGGGTTCTGGGCCAGGAAGTTCACGCCAGTCGATTCATTAAAATCAGTTCCGGCGATTTGCCGGTCCTGCTTCGGCCCTCTTATAACTTTTTCGGCGTTCCCCACGCACAAATCATCTGGGATTATGTGCTGCACTTTCAGAAAGACCGCGTGGCGGCCAGCCGCATGCTCGGTAAATACTCCGATTTTATTTTTAAAATTGGTGGGCTTCAAGAAGCGATGGCCATGCCCGGTGGGACAGCGAGGCTCGATGAGCGGCTTAGCGTCATGTCCCGCTACCGCAGTAATGACGGTATCGCGGCCATTGATAAAGACAACGAGGATGTGACCAAAATCGAATCGTCCCTGGCCGGGTTGACGGATATTGTGAAAAACGGCCTGGAAAATGTCTGTGCCATAAACCGTACCCCAGCCGTGAAGCTTCTCGGCATTTCGCCCTCGGGCTTCAACTCCACCGGGCTATCGGACATCCGCAACTATTACGATCACATCATGACCCAACAGGAAAAAATCCTGTATGACGGCATTGTCAAAGCCCTGGATTGCATCCAGTTGCATGTCACGGGAAGAATTGACCCGGCCATAACCTTCAAATTCAAAGAACTTGGCGGAGAGGACCGGCAGATTGAAAGCGGCATCAGGCAAGCCAATACCGATAGGCT